CTGGAGTGGACGGGCGTTTGCCTACCCTACAGGAGCCCATGGGCCATGCAAGTTACAAGAGACTAACGCGCGACGGCCCGGACATACGCCTGGCAGGCGCGCAAGGCAATCATGGCGTTATCGCCGTCGTCGGTGATGGCGATAATTCGTTGAGCATGCGCCGGGTCAAGTCGGGCTCGCGGGGCGCCATGAACCACGCTGCCGGGGGTGGCGGTGGCTGGCATTGGGCAGCCGTTGGTTGGGTCGCTGGTGTCGAGAAGGACTGACAACCGCACATCAGCAGTGGCCAGGCGGTCGCGCAGGTGAGCCTGATCGTGCTGTGCATCGGAAAGCTCCCGGGTGTGTTGTTGGTCGCTGGCGCTGAGGTGTTGCTCCAGTGCCAGCCGTTTGTCCTGTTCCAACTGTTGCTGACGCTGAGCCGACAGGCTTTGTTGACTCAGCGCTTCAGCGTGCAGTGCCTCCAGGCGCTCAAGCTGTGTGCCATACCGCCAAGCCTGTACCTGCCAGGCAACACCCGCCGAGACCGCCGCCAACAGGAAGAAGCCAAGCAGGCGATATGACGTCAGGAAGCCCATAGAACCGCCTTCGCCCGAGCCCACAACTGCATACGGTTTTCCAAGCCATTGAGGCCGCCATTGATACGCCGGGTGATGGTGGTGAACTGGTCTTTGTCGGCCAGTTCGTTCAAGCCATTGCTCTGCCAGAACCACGCGGCGGATTCGCAGGCCCATTGCGGCTGCTCCAGCAACTCCGGTTGCTGCAACAGACGCTCATCGCCGAACAACGCCTGGCTGCATGCCAGGTAGTTGCGCCGGCCGGTGATCTGGATCAGGCCACGCCCGCGATACTTCTGGCCATCGCCATCGGCTTCGGGGATGTTGCCCAGGCGAGCGGCCAGGGTGCCGGTGTCGTATTTGCTCAGGTATTGATCACTGCCCAGTTCACGTACGTAGCGCAGTTCGCCGGATTCGTGGCCGATTTGGGCGAGGAAGGCGGCGATGCGTTTGGGGGTGGTGATTTGGTGAGCTGCGGTAGCCGCATTTAAAGAAGCTAAAAAAAAGCCCGCTCTAAGGCGGGCTCCAGGCATTACTTGGATAAGTTGGGGAAGGGTTATCTCCATTGATTTCTACTCTCGCACGCCGACACGTTTACTGAGCAACAGCATCCAACCAAGGCAATACAACGGGCCGCTTGGCAATCAAGGGAAAGCTCTCAGCCTGGGGCCAGTCACGCAATGCTTGAGTGTAGTTGAGCAACTCTTTGAACTGCTCAGTGGAAAGCGTGGTTTCCAATCCCATGTCCAACTGATCACGATGACGATCACGTACCCAACTGATGCGCTGTATTTCTGAATCACGCCACATGCGCTCGTTTGCCTGGGCTTCAGCATCGGAAATGACGGGATCGATGTGCGCCTGGCACTGCTCACCCGAATCAATCAGTGAACGCACTGCATGATAAACGTCCGGCGTTTCTGCTTCAGTCACATGGTAGGGATAGCCATCCAAGGTGACTAAGTAGCTACCGTCCTTTTTAAGATAAATGTCCTCTATGTTGTACTGCGCGGGACGTTGTTCGTTATCCATTACTGAATCCTCCATGCAAAACCGACACAGTTTCCATTACCTACCGCAGTGCCACCAGCTGCCACTCCGGCGTTGCCACCAAGCGCAGCCCCGTTGCCGTTGTAATTGGCACAGAAAAAGGCCCACGTTCCGCCTGCTGGAAGCACACCGCTCCCCCCTATCAGGATCCATTGCCCAGCTACAGGCTTGAGAAAGCTGGAAGCTGACAGCGCATCGGTAATCCCGTAACCCGCGAGCGTAGTCGCCACGTTCGCTTTACGCGCGGGGTCAAAATTCCCGGAAGTCCAGGCTGTCTGTGATCCCCACATGAGTTCGCCTGCAGAGTTCATCGCCAAAGACCTGGCAATCAGTCCCGCCCAGTGGAACAGGATTCGCGGTGCGTAGTCGAAACCGGTCTGGGTGTTAGTGACTTCCTGCGCCTCACGAATTTCCAACGCACCACCAACACCATTGCCAGATTCTCCCAAGGCTTGCGCGGACAAACTTGGTCGTTGACGGCTGGTACCCCCAACCAGCAATGCGTCAGTGATTCCATATCCTGCCAGCGATGTTGCCTTATCTGCTTTGGCTGCCGGATTGAAGTTCCCGTCATGCCACAACATGCGCCAAGTTCCCTTGCCATCATCTGCAACTCGACGTACTCCGAACCATTCGCCTGTAATCCCCGCAAGGAGATCAAACCCATACTTACCATCGGGATACTTTATATGCAGCCCAGCGCCGTATCTGACCGCATCGGGCCGATCCGTCGTAGCGTCGGCGAGTGTCACGAACTGCGTGGAAGTTAATTCTGAGGAGTTTCCTTTCACCACGGCAGGAATAGTAAGAAGTCCGCCCGCCCCCGCAGGCATGGCATCCGTAATTCCATATCCCGCCAACGTCGTCGGCTTGTTCTTCAACTTCAACCAATCACTCAACACACTCAACGCTTGCGCCAACTGATCCGTCTTGGTCTCATCCGGCGCAATCCCCGCCGCCGCCAGCACATTCAAAATTTCCTGCGTAACCCCATTCCCCCAAGCCGCCGGAATCAAACTCCCCGGCGTCCCGGTCACCGGGTTCTCATCCACAAACTTGCCATTCACCAGCCCAACGCTGGGCACACTCTTTGGATAATCCACGCTTCTACCCTCTAGTCATAATTGATGTGCACCTGCGTATGAGCAGGTGCGCTGCGATGAATCAGGCACTCCAGGGCGTTCCCCGGATTGACGCCAAACCGCTCTCCCCAATAACTCGCCCCAAACCGCCGCCCCAGGTGCTGGCGGCCGCCGGTGTTGAGCGTCCACATGAAGTGCACCTGCCAGGTGCCAAAATGCGCGGCGCCAAACCGTGAGCGGCCCATGCGCGGTGCGCGGTGCTCTGTGACACTGGCGTCGGGATAACCCTGGCTGCGGGCGATTTCGATGTAGTACGCGGCGCGCTGGCTGCCCACCGCCAACAGGCGTCGACGCACCGCCAGGCGACGGTCGTCGTACAGCGGGCTCAAGCCCAGGCAGGGATCGGGCAGTTGCATCACCCTTTCCCACTCCGGCACCAGTTCGCTGACGGTCGCCGGGTCCATTTCGTTTTGCAGGTCGCAGGCCCGGGCGTCGATGCGCGTGAGTTCTTCGGCGATGCCTTTGAGCACCGTCTCCAACTGCGGCACGGTTTCCAGATCCCAGGCCGGCCCGCTGGGCAACAAGGCGATCAGTTGTTCCTGATACTGGCCAGCGGTTCTCACTCCAGCCATGTGATACCTCCGAACACCAGTAACTGATTCGTCGCCGCTGTAACGTCCGCCAACGGGTTTGTGAGGGTGTGATCGGTCTCGCCGGTCGCAGTGCTGATGGCTTCGGCGATATGGGTCAGCAACAAGGTGTCGCCCAAGCCGGCTTCGCGGTTGTGCAGGTCACGCAGTTGGGCCTCGACAGCCGCGCGCACGGCGCTGGTGTCGGGGGTCAGCCGCAGTTGATAAGCCACCGGTTTCATCACTGGCGCCAACACATACACATCAGCGGTGACTGGTCGCAGCGGCTCGATATAGGCTTGAACCTGCGCCAGCTGCGCGGCATTGGGGATCGGCTGCGGGTCGTCGTCACGCATCACAAACACTCCCACCGTCCCCGGCCCCAGGTAATTGCCGCGACACCACGCGCGAGTAATGCCGGGCACTTCGAGGGACCAGGTCTCGTAATCCTGTGCCGAACCGCCCTGGGGGATAACGCGATAGGAACGAATCACCCGCGCCCGCAGCGACTCCAGGGTTTCTCGCGCCACACCGCCGGTCAGCCCCGGCGCCAGCACGGTAAAGGTCGAACCAATACCTTGCAGCGGCTGGACCGCAATCAGGCTCAGCCCGGCATCAGCGTTGCCCAGGGTGCCGGCGTCAATCGCTTGCACGGTGGCAGTGTTGAGGCCCGCATGGGTCGTGGCGGCAGCGGTGACTTTGAAGCTGCGCCCATCACTGCTCTGCAGCACCGTATCCACATCCAGTACCGCGCCCGCCGCCGCGGTAAAACTCACGCGGCCACTGGCGGCCACCGCCGCCTTGCGCGCCTGGTTCAACCGCAGCGCGGCGATGCGCTCCAGGGTGGATTCATCCGCGGTATCCGGCAGGATCTGCTCAGCGATCCAATCGAGATAACCGTACAGGCCGAACGCCGCACCACTGAGTGTGC